TGCTCTTCCGATCTACCATCAGACTGATTCTTATCCAATTCATAAAGCTTTAAATAAGTTTTATGATAATATTCTTGATTTAACAGATGGATTGGTTGAAAGCGTAAGTGGAATATATGGCAGACCTAAAAAATATCAAATTGATAACCCTATTGATTATAAGGATTATGAACAAGTTGTAAAATACTTTAAAAAAATGTATGATACAATTGAAGAAGATAGAAAAAAAATTTATCAAGAAACTTGGATTCAAAATCAAGTTGATGAAATAGCTGCATTGTTTGGAAGAACATTATATTTACTTAGTCTTAAATAATATTTACTCTAATAAAGCTAAATCTTTTAGCAATCTTATTAATGGTATTAAAAATCCTTCGGAAGTATTATTATCCCCTCCCTTCATTTTAAATTCATTATTTTTATAATATACTCTGCAAACTTTTTTTAAAGATTCGGTTGGCAATAAAATAGCAGCATCAAGTACATCCATTCTATATATCCAATAGTTAGCAGTAGTAGTAGCTAATCCACTTGGTTTATTTCTAGATTTATATTCAATATATAAATTACCGGTTTTATGAATAAGTCTATCACTTTTTACCTCAATAAGTTTTCCTTTATTAAATAAATCGTGAAGCCAATCTTCCGCCTTTTCTCCAAAGTTTAAATCGTGGCTAAAACTTGAAGAATATTTCATTATTTAATTTTTAACTTCGTTTTGTTCATTAAGAATTGCTTTACCTGCATCTGATAATGGTCTAGCAAATAATCTTAATTTTTTTCCGGTATTTGGACAAGCAAATGTAATACCTACATCTTGATAAGCTTTAATAATTAATTCTATGCCTCCAAATTCATCTGGACTTGCTCCAATAACATGAATATCATCATAATCAAATTGCATACAAAAATCACATCCTTCTGTAAATGGTTGTTTGTCTTGCGGAATATTTGGTTTTTCTTTTTTAGCTTTTGCCATTATTAAAGTTTTTGTGGGTGTTTTCAATATCTTGTAAAAATAATCTTGCTTTTTCTACTTTTTGTTCAATTCGTAAAATATCATCTTCACTTCTACTAACGTCAAACATAAGTATTCTTTCATTCATGGCTATATCATCAAATTTCATGTTTAGTTCAAGTTTCATTGCTTCTTTTACAAACTCAGGGCTTTCTTCTGAAATTACGTCTAATTTTTTAAGTAAATAATACTTTTCTTGTTGTATAATATTATTTGGTGTATTTACAAGACAATAAGCAATGGTAGCTTTTGTTTTACCCGTAAGCCACATATAACTTTGCATTTGCCAATAATATAAATTATCAAGTTTATCTGGAATATTACCTAAGAATGTCCATAAATCATAGCTAGATTTTATATCAATAATACCATCATCAATAATATCTGGTAAACCTGTTATGTATTTATTTGAAAATCTTTCCGTATTTTTAACAAAAGGTTTCTTTAAGTACATAGACAATAAATCAATCGATTCTTGTTCTACTTCAATACCCTTTTTCATTTGCTTTGTTTGAATATCTCTTCTCCTATTATACTTTTCAGAAATATATACATCTAGCAAATGTTTTTGTGCAGTCTTAGAAAGTACACCAGCTTCTTTATCAGCTTTAGTTACAGGTTCACTCATTAAATATCCTACAGAGCTTGCTCTGATTAGTATTTCATTCCAATTCATAATTATAAAGATTTATATTTTGCGTTATATACTTCCAATACTTCTGGATTATTTTTAGCCATTAATTCCCAAGCTCTTAATTCTTCTTTAGTATTGCAAGCATTTATAAACTCTATTGTTTTTTCAGCTAAAGATTTTTTAGATTGAGAAGGAATAACTTCGTCTGGGACTTCTTGATAAAAGTCACCTAATTCTTTTAGTCTTGTTACATTTTGCTTATGGTATTCTTCTACTAAGTCTCTTGCAATGTCTAATGCTTTTGTTGCAGATTCACCTTGGTTAATGGCAAATTCAACACCTATTTTTTCAGAAGAATAATTTCCTAAATTAAATGTTCTTTGGTAGACGATAGTTTGTATATGCATAGTAGTTTATTTTATTCTGTGTACAATAGTTGCGTTGTCGGTAGCTGTAATTTTAAATAATTTGTTTTTATGAACTTCTTTTTTCTTTAAATTTGAAACCATTACCATTACAGATGTATATGGATTGTCTAATCTAAGGTGTTCACCTAATGTAAGTTCGGCTACTCTACTAGAAACCGAATCTGGGGAAATGTTTCGTGCCATTTTTGTTTATTTTAATACAAAATTAATTTAATTAATTTAATTAAAAAAATAAATTTAATTAAAATATTTGTATATTTGTATTGCATAGACAGACATAGTTAAAAGGTTTCGCCCTTACGTTTTTACGTTGAGGGCCTTTTTTTGTCAAGTTATAACTTTACGACAAAGGGTGGTCTAGTCAATCCCTAGCTTTACTTTATGCCTTAAAAGTAACATAACAATATCTATATTTTACTTTAAAGCAGATTATTATAATTTAGGTACAACAACTTTTTATAATTTCAACCCTTGCATTTTATACAACAGTTCGGGGATTATGTTCACATTTTTATGCTTTAAACGTTTCCGTGAACGCTTACTTTTTGTGAAAGTTTACTTTTTATAATTAATTATAATAGAAATATCATTTATTTTATCAATAAATATCATTCCTCTATTACAAGCAGGGCAAATCAATCCTCTTATTTTATTTGTTTTATGGCAATGGTCAACTTGCAACCCTCTTTTCCCACCTAAAATATTTGAAATTTTACATATTTTGCAGCTATTATTTTGCTTCTCATACATCGCAATATATTGCTCATAAGTAATTGAATATCTATATTTTAACATTCTTTTTAACCTATCTAATTTTATTAAATATGCTTCTTTTGGGGTTTTAATATTCTTTGGTTTTACAATATATCGTTTTTTATTAGCTTTATTTTCGCAATCCCTACACCAATAATGTAAACCCAATTTTGTTTTAAGTCTAACCCTAAATAAAGAATTATCTTTTTCAATTTTACATTTAGTACATATCATATTTTTATGTTTTGTTCATTACAAATATAAGGTATTTTAATTAATTTCGTGAACACTATCAAAACTTGCAGAGTTTACATTTTTTGCTATTAGGGTAGTATTACTACCGACATTTAACAAGCCCAATTTAAACAATTAACAAATTTTGTCACAATTATTTGAAAATCTGTGACATATCTACCCTAATTATGTTACAACATTTTACATATTATACCCTAACTTTGTTACCAATTTGGTTACAAAAGTTCGCTAATAGTAAACTTTATCGCTCATAAAAGTTATCTAATAAGGCAACTTTGAGCCGTATTTGAGCGATAATCGGCTCATTTATAAGCTATAAAAAACCCCTGCTTTTTACACAGGGGCTGAAAACTACTAAATCTACAAACTATGATAACCACCGTAAAAATACAAATTATTTTTCAATAAATTTCTTTTTTACCAAGTTTAGCTTTGCTCTGTATTCTAGAATTAAGCCTTTTAGCTCATCTTTTGTAGGTTTTTCAATTTGCCTAGCTGTTTCTCTTAAATAATCAACCAAATAATTATTTTCTTCGTGTAATTTGTATTCAAATTCTTCTATATTACCAGTTTTGAAGTAATTACATTCCAAACATTGTGGTCTGCAATTAGCTTCTAGCCATCTTGTTCCTAAATTTGACCTACCCATAAAATGACCGCATTGTATTTCTGCAATTGTGTGTTTTTTACCACAAGTATAACATTCAACAATGCCAGTTTTATCAGAATATCTATTTCTTATATATTGACTAAATACATGGTCAAGGTCTTGTATAAGATTTTTAAAACTTTCTGTATCGTCTTCAAATTCCTCTAATCTTTTTTGTGTAGAATGTACGGTAGCACATTGTTTACACATTTTTTTTGAAAACCAATAATCAATATTACCGCAATTAATACAGCGTTTTTTCTTTGTTATAATTGTACTATTATATGCCATTATTTATTTATTAATTTAAAATATATAATCTTAAATATCTCCCATAATATTATTGCTATTATGTATTTCATTTTTAATTTTATTTCTTTGTTGATTTTTAATTACTGGTTTATTCATTCTTTTCTTACCTTTTTCAGATAAATTAAGTATTTGCAAATCAAAATAAAAGTTTTCTTTATCATCTTTAGTTAAGTCAGGATGATTTTTAATCCTGTGCATTATTTCATCTTCGGTTATCCATTTTTCCATTTATGAAGTTTATTTTTTATAAATTTAAATTTACCAATGTATTTACCTTCTTTCCAAAATTCAATAACTAAATCTAATCTTTTAGCCATTTCATATATTAATTCTTTATTTATCATTTACAAATTTAATTAAATTAATTGAATTGCAAAATAATTTTAAAAAAAAGTTAAAAATATTTGTGTCAATTAAAAATTAGTATATATTTGTCGTCCAACAATTAAAACAAATTTATGGAAATCAAAACTGAATTTAGACTTCATGAAAGAATTAAAGAGTCTTTAGATGGTCGCACGCAAAGGTGGTTATCCCTTAATGCAAAAATACCAGAATCGGAATTGTCAAGAAAGATGCAGGGTAAATTATTATTTACTGATGCAGAAATAACTCGTATTAACGAAGCTTTGAAAACCGATTTTATTAACGATTAAATAAATTCTAATGGCTCGCCCAATAAAGAATTACTGTGATTATTTTCCACACGATAGAGATATGCGAAACCATAGAAAGGTAAAAGCAATTCGTACCAAGTTTGGCATTATGGGTTATGCTATTTGGTCTATGACCTTAGAGTATTTAACTGGTATTGATGCTAATGTTTTAGAATATTCAGATGTAGAATTTGAATTAATGGCTGGTGATTTTGGAGTTTCTGCCACAGAAATACGGGACGTAGTGGATTACTGTATCAAATTGGAGATGTTATTCCTAAATAATGGCTTTATTAACTCAGAATCACTTGATGAAAGACTAATTCCTGTGTATGAAAAAAGAGGTCGCAGTAAGGATAATAGTAAGAAACAACAACGATTGAACGGTAAATTTGTTATTAGTAATACCGTATGCAACGGAGTTTCTGTGGCAGAAATGCCGCAAAGTAAAGTAAATAAAAGTAAAGTAAATAAAAAGATAGGATATAGGGATAACATTTTTTTGCTTGAAAAAGAACATGAAGAACTTTTGAAAGATTTTGGTAAAGAGGAAGTTGACAAAAGTTATGATTACCTTTCTTCGTATAAGCTTGAAAAGTCCTATAAAACAAAATCAGACTACCTAACTATCCGTAGATGGGTCGTAGATGCCATTAGGAAGCCAAATAAGACACTTTCTCCTAAGATTGATAATAAGTATCAAAACGAATTAGAAACCGCTAGAATCGCCTTTAAACCAATTTCTGAATAATGATAACAATTTTTAAAAACATCTTTTCTAAAGAACCAAATTACATTTCTGTTGAAGCTGCGTTAAAAAGAATACAAGATGGTAAAAGCAAAACAACTGTATTTGAAATTAGAAAAACAATTGACAAAGAAAAAGCAAATAAGATTAAACTTAACCTTCCTTCTGTTTGTTTTAGTGGTAAATTTGGACCTGATAGAACTGATGCTCAATTAATTACACATAGTGGGTATATAGTTTTAGATTTTGACAATGTATTTGAGCTTAGAGATAAGCAAAACGAGATAATTTCACATCCATTTGTATATGCTTGTTGGATTAGTCCATCAGGTAATGGATTAAAAGCTTTGATAAAAGTAGCAAATGGAGCAAAGCATAGAGAACATTTCCAAGCTTTACAAGAAGTATTTCCAGAAATAGATAGAAGTGGAATAAACCAAAGTAGAGTTTGTTATGAAAGTTATGACCCCGAAATTTACATAAATGAAAATGCTGAGATTTTTAAGAAAATAAAAAAAACAGAAAAAGTTGTTATTTATGAAAAAAATGATGATGACCATAAAATATTTAAAAATGTATTAACTTGGTTATCAAATAAAAATGAAGCATTTGTAACAGGTGAAAGAAATAATTTTATTTTTAAGTTAGCTTCTGCTTGTTGTCGTTTTGGTATTAATGAAACTGCTGCAAATTCAATGATTCATACTGAATTTATAACTAATTCAGAGTTTACAAAAAGTGAAGCAGATAGAGCAATACGTTCTGCATATAAAGCTAATTCAGGTAATTTTGGAAGTGCATCTTTTGATAAAGAAATATTAGTTGATAAAGTTTCTAGGAAAGAAATCGAGGTAGAAAAAGCCGTATTTGATGAAGGCTTGAAATTAAAAGATGTTATTTATGGAATTGATGTTAAAGAACAAGCTTTAAAAATTTATGACCAAGGATATGCAAAAGTAGATGGTATAGGTGTGCCTGATTTAGATGATAAATTTAAACCAAAGAGAGGAGAAATTACAGTTCTTACTGGTATTGGTAACTATGGTAAATCTTCTTTTAAAAAATGGTACCAAGCTATGCGTATAATTTTATACGGAGAAAAGTTTGCTACATTTTCACCGGAAGATAACCCACCAGAAGAGTATTACCATGATTTTGTAGAGATTATTTTAGGATGTGATTGTAGTCCTGCAAATCCACATAGACCATCTAAGCAAGTTTATGAATATGTTTACGATTTAGTATGCAAACATATATTTTATGTTTACCCTAAAGATGTTTCACCTACTCCTCAATATGTGATGGAAGTTTTTTTAGAATTAATTGTAAAAGAGAATGTTGATGGCGTAGATATTGACCCTTTCAATCAATTGACAAATGAATATCAAAAGTTTTCAAGAAGTGATAAATATCTTGAATGGGTATTATCTGTATTCTCTAGATTTGCACAAATAAACAATATATTCTTTTGGATTTTTGCGCATCCTACTAAAATGGTTAAAGCAT